ATCCGGCAAGGGGGTTCTCTGGTGCTGTTTCAGGCGTCGGGAAGGTCGTAGGCCCTTCTATCTTCGCTGGCTGGATAGCAGGGGCCGACAAGCCGGGAGCGCCTTTCCTCGAAAACACTCCCTCGATAGGGCCGGGTCCGGCGGGGATCCCAAGGGACGGGTCTGTAGGAAACGCAGTCTGTGTCTCTATCAGCCCGGGAGCGTACCTTCTCGCCCACTCCTTGAATATACTGCTTCCCATGCCGTCGTTCATACGCGCCCCCTTACTGAGAAGAGAAGTACCCGATAGCCGCTCCGACCACGAATCCTATTGCGGCACCATAAGGTCCGCCAGCGGAAAATCCAAATTCAGCCCCCAACTCTGCCCCAATGTACCAACCCGCTACTCCACCGGCCATCCCCATGCCTACCGCTGCCGTGACTTTGTTCCCGCCAGCATAATCCTGCGTAGTGGTCTGCTGACTCCCTGTAAGCGCCCTCAAGCAATTACCGAATACTTCAAGATTCACGACAGCGAGTTCCTGTTCCTCAAGGAACAATTTATGCGACATGGTGTATCCGTACTGCACGTATTCCCGCTGGTACAAGCCAGCCCGACGCAGGGTTTCCGCGTCGATTAGTGCGTGTTTCCCCATCTCCACTCCATACCCAAGGGCATGATCCTGGATGACTCTTTCTTTACGGAAGTTGTCTGCGTAGATCGCCGCGCTGATCCGGGCGTTGTAGAGTGCAGCCGTACCGGTTGTGAGCGTTTGCGCCAAAAACGTCGAATCGGAATCTCCGACATAGTAGGGCTTTCTCCCGATCCTCGAAGAAAACGATGCGAAACTCGAAGACGAACTGTTGGTGACGCTTGCGAGGGCCGCAAGGAACGGAGCTTTCGTACCGGACAGATACCCCGAGTTGATTACATCGTCTTCGTAGGCGATCGCCTTGGTGATGACCTGATCGCCGTATCGGCCTCGCACGGCAAGTCCCGCGATGCCGTCGATCTCATCCTGATTCTGCGCGGCGAAGATTGGCCCTGAATAGACTTGCAGGGATCCAGCCGTTCCTTCTTCAAGGGCGAAATTCCCCAATATGTAAATGTCGTAGACTTCCAGGAAACCTGTCGCCGCAAATCCATATATCGCTGTTGCCCGTACTTGGACTTGGGTAAAATCCTGGGCTACGGGAAGATCAACCGAGGCTGTTGCTTTCGATGTTGTTGCCTCGCTGTTCCAAAATTGCGTCCAGGTCGATCCACCATTGATCGAATACTCTAATCTCCCGTCAATACTTGCATCGCCAAACAAACCTTCGGTGGTCAATTTAACGGAAACCCTTAACTGGAGCCTCGTATAATCTTCTGTTCCTGCCGCAAGGCCGGAATAAACAGCAACTCCATCCACTCCAGCCCAAGGCATTATTGTTGCGAACGTGGTGGTGGATCCATCTATCGCACTACCGACGTTTGTGTTTACTCCCGATACATCCGTTGCCACCGTCGGGGGGTATTTCACGCCCCCAAGGTTGGCAGAAAGTTCCCTCGCCCGTTCCGCGTACAGGGTGACGTATTCTTCAGCCCAATCCGGGACGGTTTTTACGGTGCTTGTTGGCATGGTTCTCCTTTACCGAATCCCGGGGGGAATTTGCGACGATATCCCCCCTCCGATCAGTTCGGGATTTGATCTATCAAAACCCATGTTATCGGCAGAATAAGCGCTTGCTCCCGCTTCCGCTCCTGCTTTTCCTACTCCGGCCGCTGCATTTGTATACGGAGATAGAGACGTACCGGAGAACATCGAGTAAAGCGACAATCCGGCCATCGCAATCCCGGCGATCTGTGCGATCTGAGGGGGTCGATAGAATTTCGTCGTGGTCGCACGATAGGTGGATAATATCGTTCGTACCGCATTCCCGAGGATATCGAGGTTACGGATCGGGAAAGTCATTTCATCGTTCCACTTCTCCCAAGCGTTATCGTAGCCTCTCTGTAGGAATTCCCTCACGTACACTCCCGCTTGCCGCAGCATCTCCATGTCCCGGATACATTGTAATCCGTAGGGAGTAGCATGAGCCATCGCCTGTTGCTGTAAGCCGCGTTCGTGGGTGTAATCGTCGTAGTACATACGGGCTATCTCGTTGATCTTGCCCATCATTTTTTCGGACACTCTGGCTTCCGCTACGTTATGCTGACTACCTCCCCAGGCAAGTGCAAAATTCGCCCGAATCTGCGGTAGCACATCTTCATCGAATTCCTGTAGAAGTTCCTCGATCTGCGCCGAATAAAACGCCGCAAGTTTGGTGTTCGAGTTGACCTTCAACCCATCGTACAGATTACGAAGGAGTGCCTTCCCGTCTAATTCTATGGTGGAACCGTACCGGCCTCTGGTAGCTCCCGCCGCGATCCCGTCCGTTTCGTTTGCATCCTGAGCCGCATAGGTAGAGTCGGCGTAGGGTGTAAAATTGGACATGGAGAGTGAAGCCGCCGAAGCCATGTACTCTACGGTCCAATCCTGAAAACCCGGTATATACGTTGGAATTAAATTCGTATAAATCGTGCTATCGGCATCCCCGCCGCCGCTCTTGCCCATGCGATCCCCCTACAGTTTTTTCCTAAAGCTCATCACGGTTGGCACGTAGCCTCTTTTCTTCGCCGCTTCCAGTAATTCAGGGATGGCGCATCCTGAAATATACGGCGCTCCCATCGCCTTGACTTGCTGTTCGAGAAATTCAAGCGCCATCGACGCTACGTTCGTTTTCCTGTACTCCGGAGCTATGTACGCGCAGAAGATATGCACCCCGACATCTTGAAGTTGTAGCGCAAAGAACCCCGCATATCCGTCCGCTGGAGTTTTCAGTTTATTTACAAACGCCTCCTGATTAATCCCTTCCTTCAGCGGTTCCGCGCTTTTAATCAAATAGCAAATATACAGTTGGAACGAACCGGCGTAGACTTCTCTCCAAGCTCTGAATTCTGTCCATTCTCCCTCGGAGGCGCTTGCCAGTTCAACAACTCCGGGGCGAATGATCGGCCATACCAAATCCTGAAAGTATCGGTTCTGGCATGGGATCAACCCCATGATGAGTTGCTGCTGCTGCGGGGTAATATCTACGATCAAATTAGGTACGACGCTCATCTCGTTCCCCCCTCCTCGTATTTTATGGTGTACCCGCTCATCGTCCAGGGGCTCGTTACCAGGTCCGAATAGAACCGCACCCGAACGTATTTGCCTTCCTTCCTGAATCCGTTGAAATCGCATTTCTCCGATACGCCTATGGTGAACGGCACCGGATCCGACCAGCGTATATCGTCCGACAGGCGATTCCTCACGCCTACCTGGATCATCAGTTCGCTTACCGTATCCTGTACCGCCAGTTCCGGGATCACGTCTGATATGCGCTTCATCTGATCCGGAGCGCCGAAGGTTATATCGCCCGATTCAATCGTTCCGTTGATCGCCAGCCCCGCAGCCGTATTGAAGCCGCTGTCGAGCCGAAGGATCTGCCCGGATGCGTCTCCAACAACGTCGTAGGGGATTGCCGTATAGAGGGCTTCCGCATGGCAGGAGAAATCAACATCCTGAATCGAGAAGGATTTCGTTTGCGTGTTGTAGATGAACGCCTTGTTGGGAGTCGTGTTGTCCGTAGTCGCCACGCAGAACCATACCTCATCGGTAAGATAGGGTGCGAATACGAAAGCCGTATGAAGGTAACTGGCGGCAAGATTGTCGAATAACTCCGTCCGTATTGGCAGACCGAAAGCCGTAGGATCCCCGCCCCCGGTCCAGAAAAGATCGTTCTTCCCGATGAAGTAGATCGTTTCCTCTTTCTTGCAGAGTGCTTTCGAGGACAGGATCTCCGTGATCGGATTCACGCAGACGAAATTCCGTATGGCTGCTGCGAAATCGGTTTTCCACAACCCGCGTTCCGTGAAGAAGAATACCTCATGGCCCCGGGTGATCTGCGCCTTGATGTTCGCGTGGGCTTCGACCCCGCCCTGATACGACATGATATCGTGCCTACCGGCCTTGTTCGTCGTGTCGATCGTCCAGTTTTCGGGATTGCCCGTCTCCGCCCATCTAACCCGTCCCGGATAGGTGTACCCTCCCTCCAACAGATTCGACACCACCAACCGGTTCATACAACTCGATATCCGCTTCGCCCAAGTAGGCGCACCCGTAAGGGCCGTAAGGACTCCCGCATAGGAAGCCCATTTCCATACCACGTCTTTTCCGTTTGACAGGACAGGAAGGCCCGCCACAAGATCGAACTGCCAGATGTCCGTTACCGCTCCCGTTGGAGCCGGAGAAGGGGTTATATCGACGTAGGACGCGAACGTGGAATTGTACGCAAATACCTTGGCGTCGCAGCAAACGATCGTCCTTACGGCTCCATCCGTGCCTACGAACGTGAACATAGCCCGGGCCGCGGG